CGCAGAGGCCTTGCCGAACGTCTTGTCCTGCTCGGCCTTGGTCATCTGCTCGAACATCGCGTTCGGGCCTTGCGCGATCGCGTCCTCGAGCGTCGTGTACGGGCGGTGCGTGCAGTCACAGCCTGGGTGACGGGCGAACCCTGAGTTCCACTTGTACGTGCGTCCCGCCAGGACCAGGCAGCGCGAGCATGCGGGCAGGTTCACCACCCGCGTCCAGCCCTGCACTTCCTTGTCAGCGGTGATCGCCACCTGCGTCGACTGCTTGCCAGCGTCGGCAACCTCGGTCGAGGTCATGTTGATCAGTGACCCCAGGCCCGACAGCAGCGCATCCTTCGGTGCGAGGCCCTGCGCGATGCGCAGTTTCGCAGCGATCGCCGGAAGCACCAAGAGCGATTCCAGCGGCCGGCCATCAGCAGCAGCACCGGCGAAAGCGATGGGGCTGACCTTGCCCTCAGGCTGCGGATCGACACCCTGCTGGCGGACATGCGCGGACACGTAGTCGGTGGCCTGCGTCGAGGCCGCGATCTGGCCGGCCGTGGTGATCGTCACCGCCTGAGGCAGCAGCTCGGCCCACGACTCGGTGATCCGATCCGGATCGACCTGCCGCCACAGCCTCTCGACCTGGCGTGAGGCTTGCAGCGCGACGGCGGCCTGACGTCGGTACCAAGCGGCGGTGACGTCGTCCATGGCCTACCCCTCGAGCTTGGCGGCCTCGGCAGCGGGAACACGCAGGGACACCGGAACCGCGCCGGTGAAGTCCACGTCCAGGCCGACCTGTCGTGCGGCGTCCTCGGGGTCGACACCTGCACGGATCAGGACACCCATGGCGTCGGCCTGCTTCTTCACGGCGTCGGGGTCTGGGGGGGGGTCGAGTCAGCCTTGACCCCAGCGAACACAGAGGCCAGGTCGCCGCCCAGGGCGCGCGACACCTGGTCGGCCTGCATCGCCTTCCACCGGTCGATCTCTGGCTGGTCAGCGCCCAGGCGCTCCCAGATCACCTCGTCCGGAACGCCCAGCGCCTTCATCTTCATCAGGGCGTCGACGTGCTCGGACTCGCTGTAGAACTGCGGGTCCTTCCACGCGATCGTGCCCTTCGTCACAGCGTCGGCGGCCGCCGCGTCACCGGCCGCGAGGTGCCCCAGGCGCATCAGTTCACGCAGTCCGCCGTTGAACGCGTTCTGGACTTCGAGCACCGAGGAGGCCAGGCGCTTGGCGTCGTCGGTGATTGCGATGCGCTGCGCACTCAGCATGTAGCCGGGAGGGGTGCTGGTCTGCGCCGAGATGTGTTCGACGGCGAGCTCGATGACCTTCGTGTAGTTCGACAGGTCGGCCGCGGCCCACTCGGCGATCTTCGCGTCCGGGTCCTCGAGCCATGTGATGCGGCCCTGTCGGAAGCGCTCCAGCGGCACCGGCTTCTCGCCCACGACGTTGCCGTCGGTGTCGTAGACCTTCTCCACGGGCTGCTCGGCCCCGAGAACGAGGCGCTGCGGAAAGGCCGCGAAGTCCGAGGCCGTGATCAGGTGCGACCACAGGAGGTTCACCACGTCCTGCACCGGAACGACGGATGACAGGATCGACGTCGGTTCCGCACGAAGCCGCTTCCGGTTCGGGATCTCGACCAGCGGCACCGCGCCCAGTGAGTGGCGCAGCGGCCACGTCTCGCCAGGGATCTCGCGCGGCCGCCATTGGCCATCACCGAACACCGTGACGTACAAGCCGGACTGCGTCTTCTGCCGGGGCCGCTCGAACTTCCACAGCTCATCGACGGTGTAGAGCGTGGCGTAGTCGGTGGTGTCATCCGACCAGGCCTTGAGCCCAGCGACACGGCGCCGTGTGCCGGGCGCGTACCCAACGATGGCCTGGGTGCCGTGCTCGAAGGTGATCTCCTCACCCTCCGGCCCTTCCCACGCCAGCCCGAAGACACGACCACCGATGAGGCCGTCGGTGAACGCACCGTTCGACTCGGCGTCGAGCTCGTGCTTACGCCACAAGTCCCACGTCGCCCGGTCGTTCTCGCGCGCTCCATCCACGCGGAACCCCGTGACGTCGAGCCGCTCGGCCTTCGCGTCGACAACGACACCACACCAGTTGTCGGCGAACGAGTCGAACAGGCCACCGAACGCCTTGCGGAACTGCTCCGACGCGAACTTCAGCGGGTGCTTGCCCTCGTAGTACTCGTCGAAGCGGTCGATCTCGGTGCGCCGGCGCGACAGCTCCTTGAAGAGCGTGTCCACCATGTTCGCGGCCTGCTCGGGGGTGATCGGCATGAAGCCCCCTCTCAGGCTGTCGCGGCGTACTTCCTGCGCTTCGGTGCGGCTTGGCCGGCGGCGGTGACGTCTCCTGCGGCTTCGTGCGCGAGGACGTCGGAGACCATGGCGTCGATCTTCTGGTGTTCGGTCGGCTTGCCCACGGCGATGTGGGAGCCGCGGCGCAGCTTGCGGGCGTTGTTCACGTGCAGAGTCGTGATCTCGCACCCGTCATGGGTGAACGAGCGCGCGGCCAGGTCCGTCTTCCACCGCTCCAGCGCCTGGGACATCTGTGCGATGCGGTACGTCGCCCACGACACCACGCGCTTGTCGCCGTACTTGGCGGCCCACGTGTCGATCTCCGTCTGCCAGAGCTCGGGGTCGCAATACATGCGCACCACGTCGAAGGTGTCGAAGAGGTGCTCGACGGCCGCATTGACCTCGTGCCGCGGAACCTCGCCGTCATGCTCGGCTGGATCCCAGATCATCGGCTTGCCGTCGGCGAAGCGCGGCGTGAAGCCGACCCAGCCATCAGGTGTCCAGAGCCGGGCCCTGATCGCTGTGCAGTCGTCGTACATCGATCCGTCGAAGCCGACCGTGATCCGCCCGGACTTGGGCGTGACCTTGACGGCCTGACGCTTCCAAAGGTCTGGCTTATCCAGGAAGGCATCGACGCCAGCAGGCGTGCGGTTGCCGAAGAACCGTTCCGCCTGAGCAGCGTCCTTCTCGAGTAGTTCGGCGGCTTCGGCCTCGATCGAGTCGAGGTTGACCCACCACGATCCGGCGTACACGTACTGATGGATCTTCCGTCGATCGCGCTTGTTGCGGTACGACAGGCCGGCGGGAGCCTGCCGCCAGAAGCGGAAGATGTCCTTGGCCTTGGACTCGTAGGTGGTCTGAGCGACCGACTGCTCACTCGGATCCCACGCGTTCGTGGTCTCGATCGTGCGCCCACCCATGCCAGCCGCGCCTCGGCGCTGCGTCTCGGCAACACGCCGCATCTTGTTGGCCTTGGTGTACAGGCCCGTCTCGTCCTGCAGAGCGAACGAGATCGGGTTGCCCAGGCGCGAGTTGGCCGAAGCCGTGACGACGTCGATGCGGTCCATGTCCGGGTCGTCGAACTGCCCGACGATTCGGATGAAACCCTCACGCGGCTTGAGCAGATTGCCCAGCGCCCCTAGGCGCGTCATCGCGGTCAGAGGGCGGTAGACGTTGTCGACCTGGTCCTCAGACGTTGCCGTGAGCTGGATCAGCGGCGATGGGTGTCGCATGCCCATCGGCTCGCCCTGCTCATAGGGCCACTCGAAGCCGCAGCTGCAGTCGTTGTCGGAACAGGCGTAGCCGTCGTCCTTGCCCGCCCACCCCGCGAACACGGTTGGCCCAACAGCCTCGGCCGCCACGATCGCAGCCGATCCCGGTCCCTTGCCGGACTTCTGCGGCCCGACGATCAGGGAGCGGCGGTAGACGAAAGCCTGATTCAACAGCGGGCGGTGCGGGATCCACATCGCGTCCTCGCGGACGCGGTAGTGGTTGGCCACGCACCAGAACTGCCAGTCGACGAACGTGAACTCCTGGCCCCTGGAGAAGCCATCCGGCACGACGCAGTGGGCCTTGACCCACGCATCGATGAGATCACCCAGGGTCGGGAAGTCGACGACGTACTGCTCAGCCCCCACCGACCGCTCGCAGCCGTCGCTCGGTCGGTGCAGACCGCTTCCGGGTCTCCGACTTTGGCGCCTCGGCCACCGATGCGATCTTCCATCCCATCTCGGCCAGGCCAGCGGTCGTCATGCCGATCTGATCGGCGAACCGATGCAGCGACGCCTTGTCGGCCGCGGTCGCTTCGTCGGACTCGCAGATCACGAACGTGCGGACCCACATGCCGATGATCGGCAAGCGCCACGACTCCGAGGGCAGGGACCAGGCGCACGCCTGCGGCGTGCGCCATGCCCACTCCCACAGCTCGAGCTCGCGGGCGCGAACGGCTTCGGTCGCGTCTGCGTCGAACGCCCGCACGCGCTTCTTGTCCTCGTAGTAGACGTCGTAGACCTGGCGCTCCGGGAGGGGGAAGTCCGGGACAGGGCCATCGAACCCAGCCGCCGGCAACGCCTCGAGGCGGAAGCCCCGCTCGTCGGAACGACCCGACCCCTCCTGGGCACGCGGGCCCGAGCGGTTACGAGCGCCACCCTTCGCCATGACGATCACTCCTGACAGCCGCCTTGCGCGGCATCGGACACCCGTCACCTTGCGTGACTAGGTCGCGTGCGTCGAAAGTTCTGAACCCTCCGCGCCCCTCAGCCCCC